AACTGAAAGCTGCGTCCGCTTGCCCTCGTAGTCCAACTGACTGGCAACAAGCTCTGCGTTCCGCTTTTGACGCAGTGCATCTATTTCGTTCGACTTGTTCTCTGTGTCCCTGACCTTTGCAATCAGTGCCTCATACTTGCCCAAAATTTGGGCACGCTCACGATCACGTTCCAAGGACAACGCAAGCTCTTTAGCGCCAACCCGCTCAGCAGCAGTGATCCGATCCTGGATGTCTGCGGCTAACAGCAGAGTGGTTGCCTGAGCCTTGAGCGCAGCTGTACGGCGCAAAGAAGCCTGCAGACCGTTGTCACCGCCACCACCGCCAGTTGGTTGCTGCTGGAACGGAGCATTGATCCTGGTAATTGGAGACTCACCAGTCGGGCCTTCCCCACCGGCAAGCGTCTTGCGCAAGGCTTGCAAACGGCTTCTGGCCGCTTGCACTTGCCCTTGAACCTCCGTAGCACGATCAGTAATTGGTTTTGCAAGGTCTGCAGGTGTCCGCTGCAGATTCCTTGTCATGTCATCCAAGCTCAAAAGAAGCTTGTCAACTTCCTTGGTGCTTGAAGGAACAATTGCATTGAGGTCTTTTAACGCGCCAGTGACGTTGTCAATACCCTGCTCTACGGCTCCAGTAGTAAATGAAAGCCCTGCTTGACCCATTTGGCGGGTCACATTAGAAGACAGCAGGTTGTTGACTGCAGTTAAACCTCGCGTCGCAAGGTTCAAGATCCGCTCCAGGGCAGGTGCAAGGATCGTAAGTAGCGTTTCCGCCAAGCCTGCAATCGCAATGCCCAGTGTTTTGCTGGCTTCCGTGAAACGATCAAAGCCGCCTTTTGCCTTATCAGCTGTCTTTTCAGCCGCAAGACCCATATCGACCATTACGTCAATAAGGTCCTGAACATTGATCTTCCCGTCACGAGCCATCTTGAATAGCTCTTGACGATTAACACCAATCTTTTCGGCAAGCTTCTCTTGAACAGGAATACCTTGAGAAGTAAGGCTGGTAATTGATGTGATCGTTACCTTGCCCTGCTCCAGGGTGTTGGCAAGGGATTGAGCAACTTTGTCTACCTTGCCGCCGTAATCCTTGGAAAGTTCAGTTGCACGGAGAAGTGAAATTTCCTCTTCCGAAGTAATGCCCAGGCCACGAATGTTGACCAGCGCAGTCCTTAAATTATCCGCATCGTCACCTGCAAGCTGGAAAGCGCTTGCCAGTGAACGGCTTTGAGTTTCTGTGTACCCAAACGCACCAGAAAGCCGCTCAACCTCTGCCTGGGCTGATTTCAGGTCCCCAATCAGGGTGCCCAACAATGATCCTGCAAAGCCACCGCCTCCAGGAAGCAGTAGACCGCCCAGGACACCACCAATTGCCGCTTGAGGACCCTGCCCAAACAGCAGTGGGAATGCACCACCAATTGCTGCTCCACCAAGACGCTTGGACAAGTTGGCGGCAATCTGCGTCCCAGCATTGGCGCTTGCCTTGGCTAAACGTTGGAAGCCTTGGATCGCAGGCAGGAAGAAGTTCCTGTCGTAAGCGCTGTAAAGCTTTCTTGGTTGAGTTTGCTCCCAGGCATAGAACTTTTCACGCCGACGCTTCATGGCAGCAATCATTGCTGCGTCAATAACGTCGCTTCTAGTTGCCTTCAGCTTGTCTGGGACGCCAAACGCACGTCCACTTAATGGATTTGGGCCAATTGGAAACTCGTATTGCGACTTTCCGCGAGGATCAACAACTTGCTTTGCAAAGAGAGCACCCATTGCGGCTTTAGCTGCTGCTTCACGGGCACGAATAGCAGCAGTTTCGTCTTGAATAGCTTGAATAGCATTTCGACGCTGTTGAATCTCAGCAGCAAGCCTTGCTCGTGCAGCGTCACTTGCGCTTTGCTCTGCTGCGCGTTGGTCAGAAAGCGCTTGAAGCCGCTCTTCATTAACCTTTCGGCTAGCAAGCAATGCTTTGCGCCGATAAAACTCAGCATCACGAACTGCCTGTGGCTGCAAACCTGCAGCCTCACGCATCAAGTCGTTTTGAGCCCGCTGCTCAGCATTTAAGCGCTGGTTGATCTCAATAAGCTTCCCAGCAATTCGTACCGCTGTTTCGGTACTTGAATTAGTATTATCTAACGCTGATCGCAAACGAGCCTGTCTCGTTCGCAAGGCTCCAATAGTGTCAACTAGGCTTAATAACGTTTGCCGATAATTATCGACAACGTCAAGCGTCATATCTACGGCGTTGCCAAACGCCATGACAGCCACAGTGTCAAACGCTGTTCTGACTGCGTCTGCAACCGCTCGATAAGACCTAAGAGCCTCAGCGCTAAGGCTCTTAGTCGTTTGAATGACTTTGCCTAGAGCATCGGTAAGCGCTTGACCTAAACCAGCTGCTCTTTGCTTTGCAGCATCTAAATTTGCATTTAACTGCTTGAACTGTTGGTTGTTCGCAATATCAACGCGCCAGCCGCCTGCCATTAGGCGGTGCAGCTCTTTTACCTTTGCCTCTACCTGGGTGAGCTGACGTACACCGTCAACAATCAGCTTTATCCTCGCTGAATAGTCGGCCACGTCGTTACGTCACTTCTGTTGATCCAGTCTACGCACCAAAAAGCCGCCTGGCTAACGGCGGCGTTTGGCATCGGCCATGGCCTTCTCCTGGTCTTCATTCAAAACCTGGAAATAGGCACTCCAGCCAAGGATTTCCTCAACTGTCATCGTTGTGCGGACCTCTGTAAGAGTTAGCCCAAGCTCCTTGGCAATGCCAAATTGGAGCATGAGCCAACCGTCCTTACGGAGTTCAGCACTCAGGATTTTGGGTCAATGGGTTCATCAGCGTCATCAGTCAGCACAGCCAACATCAGAGCCTGAAGGTCCTTGTCCTTGACCTCGTTTTTCAGCACGTCAATCTCGCCAGCGCTGAACAGCTTTTTGCCGTTTTCGTCCAGGGCTTTGTTGATCAGCAGCTGCAGCGCAAAAGCATTGGCATCATCGCTTTTGGCTTGACGAGTGGCACGCTCACGCTCTGCAGCAGTCAGCGGAGTCACCCACATCTCAAATTCACTGCCATCCGACAGCAGCACTACTTTCTTTGCGGGCTCCAAATTTGCTGCCTTACGCAGCCTTTGAATCGCGCTCATCGCTCCAGAAGCAGGCATAAATCGCCAAATGTTCTCGCAACACATTAGCCCATAGGCAATAAAAAACCCCGGTTGTTAGGCCGGGGTAAGAATTGTTTCGCCAGTGGCAGCCTATCAGGACTTGCTGAGGTCGAAGGTAGGTGCTGCGCTGGGACGGAAGTTGATGGAAACGCTCTGACCGTCGTCAGGGTTCACGTTCAAGCTGGCAGAAGTCACAATCACAGGGACTTCAATCGAACGGCTCAAAGCGTCACTCACAGAACCGCTGCTAGTAACGCGGTCAATGTAGAGCTTCATCGTTGCACCAGCCTGGCTGGCCTGAAGCACGTCCTCAATCATGCGGCTAGCAAGATTGGTGTCGTCATCAGTCGTGTAAACCGTGGCCGAACCAGAACCATCAGCAAAACCAGTGATGTAAGTACGGAAAGGCGCGTACTGACCAGCGGTTTGACCAATGGTGGTCACGTCAATTTCGGAGCGGGTGATTTCAAAGCTCCAGTCACGAACCGATCCAACAGACGCAGGAGCGGTGTAGGTGATGCTTGCAAAATCAGAGCCAAAGCCGCTGGGCGCTGCAGTAGCACTCACAGCAGAACCGCCAACAGTGGAGCTAACCGTCATCACGCCAGTGGAGGCGGTGTAGGTCAGCACAAAGTAGTCACCAGCTGCAATCGCATCAGTGGTGGTCGCACCAGAGGGATACGCAAGGGTCACAGGATCGTTGACCTTGTAGCCCAGGTAAGTGCCGACAGTGATGTCGCTGCCGCTGGCAGGAAAAGCAGATGCAGCCAGCTGGGTCGAAGACGTGCCAGCGGGCGAGTAATACAGGGCACCCGAAGTGCCCGAAAGAACAGTGGCCATGGGTAGTACCTACAAATGAACGAGTGCGGGCACTGCCCGGCTTAATACAGGTTAGCCGGACACTTCATCCTAAGAAAGAACTTGCGCCTGGAAACCAGCTTCTATCCGTGAAATAAAAAATGGCGTAAATGCCCGGCGAGATTGCTGATCAGGAGTGGTTCCCCCAAAACTGGGGCTAAACGTCGGCCCAGACACACCCTGCAGCCGAACATATACGCCTGAGTTGACCTTTGAGGAGTCATTCAAAGACTCCAAAGTGGTGAAAGCAGTGTCTACTAGCGTTTGGTTACGCGCAGGGCCCTTACCTTTCGGGGTGTAAGTTCTAATAACAATAGTGCCTCTAATTTGATGCAGGCTTGTCGTTAATGTTGGCTCGGTAGTAAGGCCAAACTGAATGTTTACATTGACAAACTCCTCTGCGCTATCTGCGCCGTCATTCATGACGTTGTCAAAATAAACAGGTACTGCTGGGCTTAAACCGTTATAGGCAGTCAATAAATCCGCTTCCAGGGCTGCACGAACTTTTTGATAATTCATCTGCCAAACCCTCGTGGTGCAAGCGTACTGCGACTAAACCCTAGTCGCATTCCACGTTTCAAGTCTTTGTTCAAGCTGCCTCCATAGTTGTAGTTGCTCCACCAGTCCAAAGGCGCTGTACTGATTGCCTCGCCCGCACCAGGGGTCACTTGACCACGCCTGTCCCCAAATCTTGTGCCTTCAGCTTCAGGAGGGTCCTTCAGTGGCCGTTTTTCTTGTCGAATAAAGCGGCCTTCAACTAGGTCCATTGCTTCATTCGCGTGAGATGCACCATTGACGATTTCATACAGCGTGCCAGCGCGAAAACGCACTTTTGGAACGTTTCGCTTGTCATACC